ATGATGATGATGATGATGATGATGATGATGATACTAATGATGATGATGATGATGATGATGATGATGATGATGATGATGATGATGATGATGATGATGATGATGATGATGATGATGAGGATGATGAAGTAGATGATCAATCTGATGATGAAGAGAATGATAAAAATGAAAAGAATGAAAAGAATGTTATAACAGGAGGGGATAAGATGGAAGAAAATAATATACCTATAGAAAAAATAATTGATAATAAATATAATACAGATTTTACAAAAAACTTAGTAAATAAAAATACAAATAAATATGATAATAATAAGTGTAAATTATTAGAGAATATGTATAATTTAGTAAATATAAATAAAAAAAAACAAATGAAAAATAAATATATCTTTGAAGTAAAAAATAATAAAAAAGATTTTAAAAATACAAAAATGACAAAATTAATAAATGATTATAATTTCTATATGGACAATAATAATTGCAAATAGATTAAAAAATAAATTTTGGAAAATTATTTAAAATATAAATAGATTTAATAAGAAAAGAAATAATAAAAAATATAGATAATTATAATAAGGAATAAAGAGACAAATGATAATAAATTTGAAAAATGTTATGAAAAATGGTTATAAAATAATGTGAAATTTAAAATTAGTAGAAATTTAAATAAAGGTATGTTAGATAAATATATAATAATGATATACAAATGAGTAATTATAAAGGAATTTTATTTGGATTAAATTATAAAGATACAAGTCATGAATTAAAAGGATGTATAAATGATGTAGATTTAATGAAAAATTGTTTAGTTAATTATGTAGGAGTTCCAAAAGCAAATATATCGATTTACCATGATAATACAGAAATAAAACCATATAAAGATAGAATGATACAAATATTAGAAGATGCAATTAAAGAAGTGAATAATGATAAAAAATTAGATACTTTATGGGTGCATTATTCAGGTCATGGTTCATATGTTTGGGATAGAAATGGAGATGAAGATTATATAGAGATAAATGGAAGTTTATATTATGGAAAAGATGAAGTTTTATGTCCCTTAGATGGAGGATATATATTAGATGATGAATTAAATTTATTATTTTCAAAATTAAATAAAAATAAAAAGTTAGTATGCATATTTGATTGTTGTCATAGTGGAACAGCATTAGATTTACCATATATTTATGATTACAAGAAAAATTTATGCAAAAAAGATAAAAATATAAATTTAATTAAATGTGATACAATTTTGTTAGCAGGAGCTTTAGATTCTCAAACAGCTGCTGATGCGAGAGGTTTAAGTAAAAAATACAATTATACAGGTGCTTTTACGACAGCTATATTAAAAGCTTGCCAAGAAAATGTATCAATATCACTTGATAAGATAATTGATTATGCTGGAAAATATTTAGAAGAGAATAATTTTATGCAAATACCACAAGTGACATCAACATTTAAAATAACAGGAAGAACACAATTTATGGTATCGGAATATAGATTAAGTATAATAGATAGAATAAATAGATATAATAGATTAATAGATTTATGTGATTATTATTATAGTATATATAAAAATGAAATTTATAATAGATATAAAGAATATTTTAAAAATAAAAAGAAAGAACTAAAAGGTAGTTTAATATAAATTTAAATAATTGAGTAAATCTTTAAATTTTGAAATATTTAATATATTAAGTTAATTTTTAGAATTCCAATTATTTCTAATAAATTCAGTTAATTTTAAGATTTCTGCATTTTTTTCTTTAATAATTTTATTATTTATATCTTGATTAGATAATTTACTAAAAAATGTAGTTTCAAAGATAGGTTCATCATCTGAAGATTCAAAACCACCTTTTTGTGAATTATCATCATTGGAATCTGAACCAGTTTTTTGTGAATTATTTTCTTGCCAATGGTATTTTTGGACACTCCAAGTATGACGTCCATTAGATAATATAACATATTTTTGATGTATTTTAGTTAAAAATCCGCCTAGACAAAAACGTTGTTTACCATTTTTAAAAGTAACATATCTGACGTGTGAATTAATAGGAATATCATCTATATCTTCAACTCTTTCATAATTTTGTAATTTTTCATTCATATTAGCATTAGTTTGTAATGTATCAGTATAAGTAATTTGAGGTCTATCATATTTAGATTTAGATAATCTAAATGTATTATTTAAATTAAAATTGAATGACATTTATATATAAATAATATATAAATATTTTTAAGTACTTAATTTATAAAATAGATAATATAAAATACTTAAATAAAATAGAAAGAATTAATATATAGAAGAAAGGAAGAAGAAATAAATAATATTTTATTTTTTTTATTTTAATAATAGTTAAATAATAAAATGTAAAATTAGTATAAGTGTGAAAAAAAATATAAATAATAATATTTTAATATAATAATCAAGAATTTAAAATATGGGTATAGGTTATTTTCAATTAACAGTAATAAGTGATCAGGATAAATATCTAGTAGGAAATCCTGAATTTACTTATTTTAAAGGAGTATATAAAAAGCACACAAATTTTGCCAAAGAAACATTTTATTTAAATTTTGTAGGAGAAACATTTATGTCTTCAAATAATAATTTAGGTAAAAAGTTATATTGTAAAATTCCGAAAAATGGTGATTTATTACATAGAATGTATTTAGTATTTGAAATACAAAGTGATAATAACCACGAGAATAATGTTTTAGATACAATAAAAAAAAATATAATACCACATATATCTGTAGATGGACAAGCTTTAATAGAATCTATAGAAATAAAGATAGGAGATCAAACTATAGATAAACATACAGGGGAATGGATGCATATGTATAATGAATGTTATTTAACTTCAAGTAAAAATGAAATGTTATGTGATATGATAAATACAAGTATAAATACCAAAGAGTCTTTGTTTTCTTTAAAAGATGGTATGATATATATTCCATTAAATTTTTGGTTTAATAAAAATCCAGGATTATCTTTACCATTAATTGCTTTACAACACAGTGATATAAAAATAGATTTGAAGCTAAATTCTAGGATAAAATTGACAAATAATTTAATGTTAACAAATAATATAGGTTCAAAAGGAATACAGATAAACAATATAAGTATGTTGGCAGAATATATTCATTTAGATAATCAAGAGAAAATGCTATTTTCATCAAATAAACATGAATATTTAATAGAGCAATTGCAATATTGTAACAATATAAATATTCCTTTAAAGAAATCAGACATACCTTTAGATTTGGAATATAATAAGTATCAACATAAATTTGAAATACCATTTCAGAATCCTATAAAAGAATTATTTTGGGCAATACAGGATGATGTATCGAATGTAAATGGAGATGGTAGTAAAGTTTATAGTGAAAATACTAATAATATAGATTTAGAAAAAGATAGATATTCACAAGGAAATCATTTATTTAATTATTGGTTTAATTTGGATTATAATAATAATACAAGATTACATCAAATGATAGATGGAACAATATGCTTAAATGGTATAGATATGTTTGAACCAATGTCATCAAATTATTTTATGTCTTTATTAAAATATCAATATTATAATGGTTATAGTTATAAAAATTTAAATTCAGAGTTAATAAATAATGGTAAAAATACGGAAACAGTAAATGTAAATTATAATAATGGAAGTGGATTTTATTGTTATTCTTTTGCTTTAAATCCAATGGACAATCAGCCATCAGGATCATTAAATTTTACAAAAATAGATAATGTAGAATTAAAAATAAGGATAAGAAGAAATACAACAACACTGGAAAGGGCAATAAATAATCCTAATTTAAAAAGAGGAAATGAATCTTTAAAACAAAAAATATTAAAAATATATGGTGTTAATTACAATATATTAAAAATAAGTTCTGGTCATGCAGGATTAGTTTTTAATAATTAATTTGGTATAATTTTGATTATAAAAATATTTCTATTAATATAATAATATGTCTAATAGGAGTATTATATTAAATGCAATAGGTAAAGAAGATGATTATTTAAAAAAAAATCCAGTAATAACATTTTTAAAATCAGATTACAAAAAACACACAAATTTTTCTAAAAATATAATTAAAGTATGTTCAACATCAAACAGGAATGATAAAATAAATTATAATTTTGGAGAATTAGTTCATTTTGAAATTGATAAATCGGGAGATTTATTATTAAATATTAGTTTAGAAATAAGGGTAAAAGGGGATGATTGGAATAATAATTTAGTAGTAGCTCAAACAATATATAGTTTAATAGATTATATAGAAATTATAGCAGATACTAAAGTATTGGAAAGATTAAGAGGAGAATGGATATACATATGGCATCAATTACATGGTAATAATAATTCAGATAATAATATATATGATTCAGCGTATGCATCAAATAATAATCTTTTAAATGATAGTAATGTAGAACATAAATTATTGTTAAAAATACCTTTTTGGTTTAGTTTAAATGCAGGTTTAGCATTACCATTATGGGCGATTCAACATGAAAGAATACATATAAGATTAAAATTAAAAAATAAATCAGAAATATGTTTAGAATCTGAAAATAGAAATTTATTTATAAAGAATATAGAACTAATATTAGAAATTGTAGATTTAGATAAGTTAGAAAAGAGTAAATTTCAAAATAATCAATTAGAATATCTAATTGAACAAGTAGAATTTTCTGGTAATAATATAATAGAGAGTAATTTTAATTCAAGAAAAAAAATAGAAATAGAAAGATTTCCATATGTGACAGAAATATTTTGGATATTTTCAGGAATAAATTTTCGAAATAATGTTTCAAATGAATTTAATCCAAATAATTATTATAATTTTTGGTTAAATTTTGATGGAAATCCATTAACAAGATTAGATCATACAAAAAATACTACAATTTTGTTAAATGGAAATCCTATTAATCAAAGATTAAAGGGTTCATATTATAGAAAAATTCCTAGATATGAATCACATAATACAATTTCTACTAAGGATAAATATGGTAAAGAAATAAAAGAACCTAATATACACTCATACAATTGTATTTATTCATATTCATTTTCATTTAATCCACAAAATATTAAACCTTCTGGATTTTTAAGCACTAATAAATTTAATTCAATGCATTTAGATATTGAATTAAACAAAGCAAATTATGATAGAAATTTAAATATTTATATAAAAAGATTTAATATTATAAGAATAAATAACGGTTATATAAACTTAGTTCATATATAACTAGATATGTATTTTATTTTATTCACAAAAGTTTATTTATTTATTTTGTAATAAAATTTGTATAAAAATTTAAAAAAAAAATCTCAGTATATAGTATAATCATAAAATGGGTGGTGGTTTAATGCAATTAGTAGCCTATGGTGCTCAAGATGTATATCTTACCGGTAATCCTCAAATTACCTTTTTTAAAGTTGTTTACAGAAGACATACTAATTTTGCTATGGAAGCTATTGAACAAGTATTTATGGGAAATGTGCAATGTGGGAAAAAAACATCAGCAACTATTGCTAGAAATGGTGATTTAGTAGGAAGAATGTATCTTGAAATTGATTTATGTTTAGGGTCAGCTTCTGATAAACACAGAAAATTTGTAGATCGTATGGGGCATGCTTTAATAGACTATGTAGAAATAGAAATAGGAGGTCAAACAATAGATAAACATTATGGACAATGGATGGATGTTTGGTCACAATTAACACATTCACAGGAACAATTCCATCATTTAAGTAGAATGTTAGGAGGTGCCCAAGATACAAATGCTCCATCAAGAACTGATAATTTACCTACTTTTACAAGAAATAGTGTAGATGATGGAAATTCATCGGGATTAATAGCAACAGACAAGCCAGGAAATGTGGATGGAGGTTTTAATGATAGATTAATGAAACTTTATGTGCCTCTACAATTTTGGTTCAATACAAATCCAGGACTTGCTCTTCCATTAATTGCTTTACAATACCATGAAGTTAAATTAAATGTAATGTTTAAACACTCATCAGCGTTATATATTAAAGATGATAGTGGTTCAATAAGTCAATCTGATCCAGAATTAGCCAATGTATGTCTTTTTTGTGATTACATATTCTTAGATACAGATGAAAGACGTAGATTTGCACAAGTTTCTCATGAATATTTAATAAATCAAGTGCAATATAATGGCAAATCAGTATTAGCATCAACTGAAAATACAGCGAATATAGATTTAAGATTTAATCATCCATGTAAAGAAATTGTATGGATTCTTCAGGATACTAATCGTGAAAATTCTGCTAACAATAATGTTAATTATTCTCCATGGAATTATAATGCAAAAGGAGATTCTACGTTAGGAGCTAACACTGGAGATCAGGTTTCGAAAGCAGTTCTTCAATTAAATGGACATGATCGTTTTAGAGAAAGAGAAGGAACTTATTTTAGAACTGTTCAGCCTTATCAGCATCATACAGGATTATTTGACAATGGTCAATCTAATCCTGGAAGTGGTAATGGAAAACAACATAATAAAGGTATGTTTTATATGTATTCATTTGCTCTTAAACCAGAAGAACATCAACCATCGGGTTCTTGTAATTTTTCAAGAATTGATAATGCTGTTCTCACTATGAATTTATCAAATTCTAATGAAGCTAGGTCAGTTAAGGTATATGCTACAAATTATAATGTTCTAAGAATAATGAGCGGTATGGGTGGATTAGCATATTCTAATTAAGAGTTTTATTTAAATAAATATATATTCTATTAATAAGTTTTTTTTTTTATTTTATTGTCTAAAAATTAAAAAAAAAATCTCACTATATAGTATAATCATAAAATGGGTGGTGGTTTAATGCAATTAGTAGCCTATGGTGCTCAGGATATCTATCTTACTGGTAATCCTCAAATTACTTTTTTTAAAGTAGTCTATAGAAGACATACTAATTTTGCGATGGAAGCTATTGAGCAAGTATTTAATGGTGTTGCACAATTTGGTAATAAAGTAGTATGCACTATCGCAAGAAATGGTGATCTTGTTGGAAGAATGTATTTAGAAATAGATGTTAATGGTAAAACAGTGCCTGGATCACAAAGAAATGGCCATAAAATGATAAAATATGCGGAGATTGAAATAGGAGGACAAAAAATAGATAAACATTATGGTGAATGGTTAGATATATGGAATCAATTATCATGTCCATCTGAAAATTTACATAAATTATATCAGATGGTAAATGGGGATCTTGTCTCAGCAGATTCGGATTCTAATTATAAATATTATATTCCTTTACAATTTTGGTTTAATAGAAACCCTGGACTTGCTCTTCCTCTTATTGCTTTACAATATCATGAAGTTAAAGTATGTGTAGAATTTGAATCACTTAAAAATATACGTATGTCCGATAGTAATAATGTAGGAAATTCAAAATCAGGTATAAGTGGTTTTGACAATAGTTCTAATATATCTGATGTAAACATTCAAAATTGTTGTTTATTTTGTGACTATATCTTTTTAGATACTGATGAAAGACGTAGATTTGCACAAGTTTCACATGAATATCTTATTGAACAATTACAAACAACTGGAACTTGTAGCTATTCTCAAACTACTTCTAAAGTAAACATTAATTTAAATTTTAATCACCCTGTTAAAGAACTTGTATGGATTGTTCAAAATCAATCTCAAAAATATACATATAATTATACACAAAGTTCTGATAATAAAGGTGGTGATACTGGTATACCTGAATCAACTATTGAATTTGTCAGAAGTGCTAAAATACAACTTAATGGACATGATCGATTTAGAGAAAGACAGGGTTCATATTTTAGATGTGTTCAACCTTATCAACATCATTCTGGTTTAAATTCACAAGCTGTCACTCTTGGAAGTGCTGATGATGCAGCTAAACCAGGAGAAAATAATGATGAATTTGGATATATTTACACATATTCCTTTGCTCTTAAACCAGAAGAACATCAACCTTCAGGAACTTGTAATTTTTCAAGAATTGATAATGCAGTATTAAATATGACACTTCAGCCATCAGTTGGTGGTAATCCATGGACTGGTAATTTAAAAAATAATATTGAAGTTGGACAAGGAGGCGCTGGTATAAATACAGACAAAGATGTAAGAGTCTATGCTATAAATTATAACGTATTAAGAATTATGAGTGGTATGGGTGGATTAGCTTATTCTAATTAAGATTTTTTATCTATAGATTAAAAATAAATATATATTCTTTTGGTTTTTTTTTTAATTTTATTGTCTAAAAACTAAAAAAAAAATCTCATTATATAGTATAATCATAAAATGGGTGGTGGTTTAATGCAATTAGTAGCCTATGGTGCTCAAGATATTTATCTTACTGGTAATCCTCAAATTACTTTTTTTAAAGTTGTTTATAGAAGACATACTAACTTTGCCTGTGAAGCTATAGAACAAACTTTTACTGGATCTGTTGATTTTGGTAGAAAAATTTCTGCTACAATTGAAAGAAATGGTGATTTAGTTGGAAAAATGTATTTAGAAGTAAATATAGATGTAGGACATGCAGGTAGTCTTAATAATACTAAAGGACAAGCTGATTATAATGATATTGGTTCTAATGATACTCCTAAATATGCTAAACGTTTAGGACATGCTCTTGTTAGAGAAGTGCAAGTTGAAATCGGTGGACAATGTATTGATACACATTATGGAGAATGGTTAGAATTATGGTCTCAACTTACACTTACTACAGAAAGTCTTGGATCATTAAGATCATTAATTGATGGAAATATAAGAGATACTTCTCAAGAACTTGTCAATGCAACAGGTGCTCAATTAGGACCAGTAAAAGGAAACAAACGTAAATTATATATTCCTTTACAATTTTGGTTTAATAGAAATCCTGGACTTGCTCTTCCATTAATTGCTCTTCAATATCATGAAGTAAAAATTAATGTTTTCTTAGAAGATCGACACAATGTAGGTTTTACTTCAGTTGGCTCTTTAGATGATATCTGTTTATATTGCGATTTTATGTTTTTAGATACAGACGAAAGACGCAGATTTGCACAAGTTTCACATGAATATCTTATTGAACAATTACAATATAATAATATTTTTGCTGTTCCTGCTGCAGAAGCTTGTGGTAATGTTGAATTAAGATTTAATCATCCATGTAAAGAAATAATTTGGACTGCTCAACCACAAATTTTAGGTGTGACTGTTGGTGATTCAAGTAAACCAAGATTACATCCATTCGAATATTCAAGACAATCTTCTGCTCAAAACGATAAAACAACTTCAATGTTAAGCGAATATGGTCATGGACTTGATTCTGTAGTTAAAGCTAAATTACAACTTAATGGACATGATCGTTTTAGAGAAAGAGAAGGCTCATATTTTAGATGTGTCCAACCTTATCAACATCATACAGGTGCTCACCTTCAAGGTCCTGATAATGGTTTCTATTATATATATTCCTTTGCTCTTAAACCAGAAGAACATCAACCATCAGGAACATGCAATTTTTCAAGAATTGATAATGCAAATCTTCAATTAACTTTAGGTGTAGTCCAAGGTGCTACTGCTGACAGATTTGTTAAAGTATGGGCTACCAATTATAATGTCTTAAGAATTATGAGTGGTATGGGTGGTCTTGCTTACTCTAATTAATTTAATATTATACTTCTTTTTTTTTTTTTTTTAATCATTTTAATTTTAA